CTGATTGACCAGAGTAACCACTATAACCTGAAGTACCTGATATACCGCTAAAGCCTGATTGACCTGTATAACCACTAAAGCCTGATATACCTGTAAATCCTGATTGACCAGAAATACCTGTCACACCACTATAACCGCTATAGCCTGATATACCGGAACTACCGCTTGTACCAGAATAACCTGTTTGTCCAGACCAGCCTGATATACCGCTTGCGCCTGATATACCGCTAAAGCCTGATTGACCAGTATAACCACTAAAGCCTGACAGGCCGCTATAACCTGAAAAACCAGAAAAACCTATGTAACCGGAATAACCTGACGTGCCACTAAAGCCTGAAAAACCAGAGTACCCCATATAACCGGAATAACCTGAAATACCAACGTAACCGCTAAAGCCGCTATAGCCTTGATCTCCACTATAGCCTGATAAACCAGAATCCCCGCTAAAGCCTGATATACCACTGTAACCTGAAGTGCTATCGCCTGAAAAACCAGAGTAGCCTGAAGTACCAATACCGCTAAAGCCTGAAAAACCAGATTCTCCTTTAGAACCAAAACCAATATTAGTTATAATTCTACTATAATGATCAGTACCTAAGAAATAGTAAGCAATATTAACACCTTCTGTGCTAGGGTTTGATGTATCGTTTGTTTGACCGTATATATCGAATTTTAAACGGTCTGTAGGGTTTAATAATAAAGCGGTCGGTATATAGTATGTTGTCCTAACAAAATTAATATTACCGAACGTACGAACTAAAGGTTCACTGGTGACTGAAAATAATTGAGTAGGGGTATTTGTAACTGCATCAACTTTGCTTACAACATATGTAATATGAGACTCTATACCAGGGTCACTTGCATGTGGTCCATAATATTGATAAAAAGTATCAAAATACCAACTGCCAACATCAATTAATGTTCTATTAGGTTCTCCTGAAAGAGTAGCTGTACTAAATATTAACTCTGGGTTTGAAGATTGATTAAAAAACCCTGTATCATGTTCATCTTCTGGAGCAACTTCAGGAAATTCTTGAGAGGCTTCTGTAACACCGGGAATATCTGAAGGCGTATTAGAAGGATAGAATACTATACCTATAGGTGCAGAACCAGAATAACCAGATGCACCTTGTGCACCTGTATTACCTTTAGTGCCTTGTGCGCCTTGAGAACCATTTGTGCCATTTGTACCAGCTGCACCTTGAGCACCTTGATCGCCTTGTGCACCATTAGAACCATTTCTACCACTAAAACCAGATTGTCCATTTATACCCGAGTAACCAGAACTTCCCATACCTGAATAACCTGAGGTACCGGATTCACCGCTTGAACCCTGTGGGCCCATATCGCCTTGCGCGCCTGCTGGACCGGCTGCAGAAACTGAAGATATTGCAATTGAATATGTTGTATATGTACCGTTTCCATTATTTTGTTCTAAAAATAGTAGATCGCTTGCATTAGCTACCGGTACTGTTGGTAATTCATGCGGGTAAACAATTGTAGGGTACTGTGTATACGGGTTATCCGCCATAATATCTTATTACTTAGTTATTAGGACTGCGAAGACCGAGATATGTGTTAGGTTTATTATTAACACCTAGCGCACTGGCTCCTGGAGTGTGTACCCCGCCACCAGCATATAGATTTACTAATGTTGCACCATCATCATAAGAACCATACACTCCAGTATCAGGCTTACCAACATAACCGCTACTACCACTATAACTTAAATATCCAGATAGTGGTTGATTTGTATTTGCAATATAATTGTAAACGTTCTCTCTACTTTGTTTATCCACATTTTGGAAATAAGTCTTATCTGTAGTATTTTCAATAACTCTTACATCAGCTCCAGGGGTACCTGCATTTAATGGTACAAACCCAGCAATCTTATTATCAAATACTTGCTGACTGAGGCTTTCTCTAGGGGCTTGAGGTTCATATGTATACTCATAACGCTTACCTTTTACCGTCCATATATAATGACCGAGTAATTGATTACGATCTCCGCCTTTTTGATCAACACGCTCTGTTAGTTCAAATATCTGACCCGATCTACCATTAGGACGAGTAGCACCGTACTCGACTAACTCTATCAGATCTCCTGCTTTAGGTTCAAAATTGTATCTCGCTGTTATACTACTTAACGAAGAACTAGATAATGCGCTTGTAAACGTATTAATAGATATAACACCAGTTATATCAGCTTCCCCTTGTAAACCGAACTTACTCAATATAATACTATCATTATTAAGTGTTATTGCCATTACTATAGGAAACGGAGGTAAATACCCAGCTAGTGGCTGCTCTCCATAAAAGAAATCGTGACCTGAAAGAGTATACTGATTAACATAATAGTATACGAGCATACCATATTGGCTTATTTGTTCACCCCACCAATTATTAAACAATTGGATTTCGTATACATTGGTAGCAATATCTAAATAACGTAAGCCACCTACAAGACATTCAGCTGCTCCAGGCATATTAGTTCCAACAGGAAATGTGGTACCTGGTGCAACGTACGGTCCGGTATCCACGCAGTATTGCGATATTGACATAAAAATATTTACAAAAGTTATAGAATTAATCAGTATTATACTAAATAATATTATAATGAGCAAAATTAAGAATCTATCCGATCTGGACTCTCTATATAATATGGTCCAAGAAAACGCTGCTAATATGCCAGCAATTGTGTCCGGCAACAAGCAGCCTGATATACTCTTAACAGACGCAACAAACTACCTTCCTAAGGTTGGTGAAGGTTTTGGTAAGAAAGAAGAAAAGCTCGCTAAAGACACAGGTCCTGACGCAGCTGGTGGTTATAAGAAAGAAGCTAAAGAAAAGCAAGAAGCTGCAGAAGAAACAAAGCAAGAAGAAGGAGATATGGAAGCTGCAGAAAAGAATGAAGATGCTCCAGAAAAAGAAAAAGTCGAAGAGACTGTAGATTCTAGTTCCAGAACTCCTAAATATAATAAACAACATTTTACTATGCCTAAATCAAAATTCCAAAAATTGTACGAGGACGCAGTTAACGGCGTACCTTTCCAAAACGTAAGCGAAGAAGAACACATTGCTCCAGTTGAGCCAGCTGCTGATCATGAAGAACCAGCAATGGGCGGACCTGAAGGTGATGAAGGTGAAGAAGCATGCTGCACACATGAAGAAGCAATCGAGATGGTTGAAAAGCTCATGAAATTTCTTCAAAAAGATAAAGCTTATGACCAAGAGCACGGCGATTTAGGCGATGAAGACAAAGCATTTACACAAGGTGAGGAAGAACCAGGAAACGCAATGGGTGAAGCTGTTGAAGCAGAAGACCTCGGTCATGCTAACGTTGGTTCTGGTGTAAAAACAGAAATGGGCAAAGACGGTCACAAGATCCAAAAAGTCGGTAATTTAAAGCCAAAGGGAGCTGCTTCAGAACAAGGCGGACCTAAAGGACAAGACGGCGCTGCATCGAAGCTTAAAGACTTCGACAAAGCTCTACAGAACGTTAAAGGTTCCCGCGAAGTTGGTAATTTAAAGACCGACAAGGGTACAAGTAACGCTTTCGAGCAATAAGAATTACGGCATAGAACTTACAAAGCCCTTAGCAATAAGGGCTTTTTTTATGGACGCTGAGTAAAGCGTCTATCTAGCATATTTGCTGCTGGGCTACCCTGAGGTAATCTCCACCCCTGCTCAAATAATTCGTCCATCTCAGGATTAGTATTACTAGGCATTTGAGATATAACTATAGGGTTACGAGCAGTTATGTTTTCTTTGTCTTTATTAAACTTATTGTACATCTCAGAAGGCTTTGGCATACTAACTACAAACGGGTCCCAGTTGTTAGGTAACATATGTAATGGCTTACCATTAGAGTCTTGCTGCGTCACTTCGTAAAATTGTTCTACTACTTTTGGGTCTAATATAAACATTGCCCATATAAGAGCTTCTACTCTATCGTCAAGGTATTTATCAGATTGCTTTTTCCATATACCATTAGCTTGACGTATATAGGTTTTAAACTCTTCAATAGTTTGTTTATCGTATAACTTAACACATCTTAATACGTTCATCCAGTATCTAAAGTTAGCCATGGAGTTGAACTTACTATTAGTATGAGAATAGACACCTAACCGATTATCTTTCTCTACCTTATCAGTAAATGAACCCATACTTGGTGTGTACTTTACTATATTAGGGTATTGGTGGGTATGGGTAAGAGCGTCTACTACAGAAGCACCACAATTATTACGCTCTACCAATAACGGAGGGTTACCCCATTGACCGGCTATTTCTACCAATCTCCCTGTAAAATTAAACGGGTCTAGTTTGTTATTAGCGTATGTAGCGACTTGTTCTATGTTAGTTAAATCTGTAACATCCACTATTTGTATAACAGAGTTAGCTCTACCAATACCCTCTCCAACGTCAACCCCAATACTATAGAAGTGTCCATCAACATGATCTTTATAAACTTTAAACGTTCCGTCATCATCTTCATAAACTGGATCAGGGGCACTAGCTGTTAACTCATCTAATTGGTCTTTATCAAAAATATTTTCCCCAACAGCTCTAAACTCATTACCGTATTCTTGATTAAACGACTCCTCAGAGCCAAGGGCTCTCATAGTCATTTCTTTCCATTTTTCATCTCTACCTGGAACCTCGTGCCAGTCTACTCTTTCATGGTGCCAGCCATTTTTTTCTGACACTGCATCTGTATAAGTATTAAAAAATAAGTTGCCTACACCGTTAGGTGTTGATAACATAAAAATTTTGGACTTCTTTGAAGATGAAATAACCGGAAATACTGACTCCCAAAAGTCATCCATAAACTCAGGTGGAATAAATGCAGCTTCGTCAAGTAAAAGGCAATTTATAGACTCACCTCTAGCGGCATCAGACGTTGTAGTGCTAATACCAATTGAAGAACCGTTCTCCAGCTCCATACCTTCTTTAGCGTAAGCTATTACGCCTGGCTTCATATAATTAGGTAACATTTCATACGCTAGTTTAATACGTTTAAAAATGTTCTTAGCAGTTTCTTGTTTATTAGCAATTAATAGTACTCTATAGTCGTCATGAAAGCAAATCATCCATAAAGCAAATATAGTTAAGATAGTCGTTTTGCCTATTTGACGAGAGGCTAATACAACATTAAATCTATTCTCTACCAATGCTTTAAGTACTCTTTTTTGAAAAGTATAAAGCTTAATTGGTTGCTTACCTTCATCTAAACTAACAATATAAAAAAAGCGAGAGAAATGTAAAATAGACTTACGTGCACGCTCTAGATCCTCAACCATTTCTGGTGTCCAGTTAAATTGAGTTTCTGGTACAGGTAAGTTCTTATTACCTAGGTAGTACGTTGTCTGGTCTCCTTTTGGTTTTGCCATTATGTATACTTACTATGGATCTAGCACTAGTCAAAAGTAAGTCCTGGTATGAATAAGCTAACTCTTACTAATAATAAGTTTGATCCGAATGGTTATTGGGAAGCACCTATTAAAATGTTCGAAGAATTTCCATCTGCTAGTGGGTTACCTGTATTGCCTGGTCCTGAGTTTTTAGAGTTATTTGATCAAGAAGGGTTTGTTATGACTAAGCTAGAACAAATTTTTGCTGAAAACAATGGGGAGTTAATAACTTCTCACTATTCTGACCAACAGTGTTTACGTAAGCCTTGGATTGAACAAGAAGGTTTAGTGTTTGAGGGTACTAATCTTAATCATAGTTTATTATTTGAACGTAAAGGTTTTACAGGTAGAGCTTTAGATAGACTTAAGACCTGGGCTGAGTATAATACTCAATTATACAAGCTTATTAAGCTAAAACCAAAGTGGGGTATAGACTTCTCCATAGATTATACTGATAAAGAAGGTAATGTGATGGAAGTTTTACACTATGAACATGATGAATTTAGTTATGAAAGCATTGAAACCAGGAGAAACCAAGTTGAACCGTTCTTTTTAACTAAAGATTGGGATGATGTTGCTAAGCAAATGCTTAAACGTAAAAACGAGTGGGCTCATTTAGATGTGTTTGTACAGGGATTTTGGAAGTGTAATTATCTAGGTATACCAAAAGACAATCAAAAAATGATTTCTTGGGAAACCTAATACAATTGAATATTACGTAAGTATTTAAATACATGTTACCTGTTAATGATAAGCTTACGTTCGAATACCACGACAGACTCAATCCATTGGTGTGGGATGGAGACACTATTAAACCAGAAGTAAAGAACAAGTTACTAGAAGTTGCAGAAGCGTTTTTAGAATCAATAGAAATACCAATTGATATAGAAGATATTACTTTAACCGGTTCTCTAGCTAATTATAACTATACTGATTATAGCGATTTTGACTTACATGTTATAACAGATTGTAGAGAGTATGATATTGACGAGTCTTTATTAAAAGATTATTTTAAAGCTAAGAAAACTGTATGGAATAGTTCTCATGAAATTAAAATTAAAGGCTATGACGTTGAAGTATACATACAAGATATACTAGAGCCTCATCACTCAACTGGGGTTTACTCTTTAAAGAATGATAGCTGGGTACTTAAACCAGAAAAAGCAAATCATGTAGATAAAAAAGAAATACATAGAAAAGCTGAAGCAATGAGACATATGATTAACCATGCTTTAAGTGATAAATGCGATTTAGAATGTGCTGAAAATGTAAAAGATAAAATTATGAAAACCAGACAAGCAGGTTTGGTTAAAGGTGGAGAGTTCTCCATAGAGAATTTAGCTTATAAGGAATTAAGACGCACTAAAGATATAGATAAATTATTACAAGGTATAGCTACTAAGAGAGATAAAGAATTATCCTTAAATCAAGAAACTACCTTTAAGACGTTTATGACCCAACCTGGTATGACTAGTGGTAAGGGTAGTAGAGGTCCAAGACATCAATCTCCTACAGCAGGTATGAGCAAGTTAACTAGACATGATACAAAGTCGGTTAGCATTATTGCTAAAACTCATAGAGAGATGGAAACCCCTTTTCCGGAAATTGAAAATCTAAAAAAGAAAACTCAAGGTAAAGCTTATCTTGTACCTGCTACAGCTAATGCAATTGCTCGTTTTTATAATATGAACATGGATAAGGTAAGTACCGAGCCTCGCGGTCTAAGTACTAGTGGTATAGTACTTGGTTACGACTCAACTGTAAATAGGTATTATCTACATAAAAAAGAAAAAGGCAAATAATGGCAATACAAGCGGTACCACAACAATCGATTCTTAATAAAAGTAGAAAAGACAAATTTCTATTAACACTAAACTTGCCTGATGCTCTTAAAAAGATTAACACTCTAAATCAAAGCGACAGAGCTACTGATAGCGTTTATCTAGATTCTTTACAATACTCAGTTTACGGTACTGTTGTTCCAGCAACAACAATTAACTCAGCTGATCTACCTTATGCAGGTCAAACTCTAAGTCTAACAACAGGTAAGAGAGAAAAGTATCAAAACATTACAGTTAACTTTACAGTTGACAATAGTTATAATAATTGGTGGGTGTTGTGGAAATGGTTGGATTATATAAACGGATCTCAAAGCAGTACCCTAGATCCAGATAATTTAACACAGCTTCCTCAAACACCAAGCCAGTATGCCAGCTTAGCAAATCTACAACCCTACCAGACATCAGTTATCGTAGAAGGATTGGATGAGTACAATAATAAAAAAATCCGCTGGATCTATAGCAAAGCCTTTATTACAAATTTAACAGGAATAACTTATAGCTATAGAGATGCTGAACAGTTAGAATCTTCTTTTACATTTTCATTTAGTCAGTTAACTTCAGAATTACTCTAAAATTACGGCGTTTCCTTGCGGAAAAGCCTAAATAATAATAAATACTACTATGGCTACTTTACGTAAAATACAATCTCCTGGTGTACAAATTAATGAAATTGATCTAAGCCAAACAACAAGCGTGCCAACAGGTACGAATGTGTTTATCGCAGGTTTCGCAGCTCAAGGACCAGCAAATGAAATTATAAACCTTACAACTGGTAACGATTTTCAGAACATTTTCGGTACACCTACTAATGCAGCCGAGCGTTATTTCTATTATTCAGTACAACAACAATTTAATGCAGGTACAAACGCGCAAGTAAGTGTTTATCGTTTACCTTATGGTGGTGGTTTAGGGGATGGTTACGCAGCTAATAAATACAGCGCTTTAGTATTTCCAGTATTACCAGCAAGTGCATCTAATGTTACACCAACTCGTGCAGCTACACAAACAATTTTTCTTTCAGGTGCAAGTACATATTACCTTGCAGCTCCAACACTTATCGAACTTTCGCAAGATGATTACACAACACTAAAACAAAATGGTGTTAACTGGAATGGTAGTGGTGGTGGTGCATGCCCAACAATTAATACAGTTGCTGATTTAACAGCTGCTGGTATCGGTTTAGTAGTATTAAACGAGTCTCAAACAACAATTAACGAAAAGTTTGAAGGGCTTTATTTAAATTTAGCTGATAACAGTAATTTAAGTCCAACATCTGATTTTACAGCTGCAGTTAATGCATTTAGTATTACATCAGAACAATCAAGATTCGGTCTTACAGGTTCTTATACGTACACAGCAATACCTTCAGATCGTTTAAGCTTTCAATTATCCGCTACTCATTCAGATCAAAAGACAAGTGTTTCTCAATTAATTGAAAACATACCTACATATAATATTTCTAATATTGGTAGTACGGGCTTTGATGACTTAGCAATTGTTTCTCTATTAAAGGTAAGAACATCTCCTTTCGGTAATAATCCATTAGCTTTAACTTATAGCTTACAAGAAGGTTATACTACATCATTTTATGCTAACCGTACAGTTCAAGATAAGAACGGTGGTGCTGCTAAGAGCGACTTTATTGAGACTGTAGTTAATAATGCTTCACCTAACTTAACAGTATTACTCAATCCTAATATTGCAAACAATACAGCTTGGTTAGACAATAATGGTAATGCAGCAAAACAAGTTAGAGTATTAAGTACATCTAATCAAACAGGTAATTACAAAGCAGCAAACAGTTTATTCCCATTAGGTGTTTACGCTCCTTCATTAGATACAACAAACATTAAAGTAATTGGTGATATCGGTGCTAAACTTGATAACGCTTTAACATTAGCAAGTAATACTGATGTACACAACATTGATGTTGTAATTGATGCAGGTCTTTCAACAATTGCTGCTTTAGCATTATCTGGTACAGTAAGTCCAAATGGTATATTTGATGATTCACTTTACAATACAGCGGTTAGCGATGCAACAGATGGCTTAACCGATGATAGTGGCACCTACACACCAAGTAACTTAGTCAGTCAGTGGCAGTCAATTACTCAAAAGTTTACAGACTTTACTACATTCCAACGTAAAGATTGTATCTTTATTTCTGATCCACTTCGTACAATTTTCGTACAAGGTACAGACTTTAAGACATTAAAAGATCCTGCAGCAAACTTCTCGCAAAACGTTTACTGGCCATTACGCAATACATATACTAACTACAACACAAGTTATGGTACAACATATGGTAATTGGGTAAAAACAGTTGACTCATTTACTTCAAAGACGATTTGGTTACCATTCTCTGGTTTTGCTTCAGCAATCTTTACAAGTAATGATGCAGTAGCTTATCCATGGGCTGCGCCAGCTGGTCAAAACCGCGGTACTGTAACCGGTATTGTTGATATTGCAGTTAACCCAAATCAAAAGCAACGCGACTTGCTTTACAAGATTGCAGTTAACCCAGTAGTAAACTTCCCTGGTGCTGGTTTCTCAATACAAGGTCAAAAGACATTATTACAAACTCCAAGTGCATTTGATCGTATTAATGTTCGTCGTCTATTCCTCTTCTTAGAGAAATCAGTGCTACAAACAAGCAAATCGTTCTTATTTGAACCAAACACAACGTTTACACGCAACAGATTGGTTAATACAATTAATCCAGTATTTGACTTAGCTAAGAATACTCAAGGCGTTTACGATTATTTAATTGTATGTAACGACACAAATAATACTCCAAACGTTATTGATGATAACTCGCTTGTTGTAGACATTTACATTAAGCCAGTTCGTACAGCAGAGTTCATTCTAGTTAATTTCTACTGCACGAAAACATCTCAAAACTTCCAAGAGTTATTACAATAACCTCTTTTAAAAGTTTTATACAAACCCTAGAATTCTAGGGTTTTTTTATAAGTAAATACATGACACAAACAATACAAGACAGAATAAAGGATGTAGTTTATATAAATCCATATAGTATAGATTCTGGGGTGTATAAGATAACATGTGTAAATACAGGACACTTTATTATAGGTTCATCTATTGATTGTAAAAATAGACTAAGAGAGCATTTTATTGAACTTGAAAAAAACAAGCACTGGAACACTCACATACAAAACAGGTACAATAAACATAAAGAGGGTTGGATATTTGAAATAATAGAATCAGTTGAATCGAGTAATCACCTTTTACGTTTAACTGAACAAAAACATATAGATATTCACTATAATAATGTATTATGTATGAATATAAGTAAAAATGCGTTTGTACCATCATTTACAGGGTTTACACACACTTCAGAGACACGTAAAAAAATATCTAATAATTCAGCCCGAAAAAATAAACCAGGCACCATGCTAAATAAAAAACACAGTATGGAAACACGTCAAAAAATGTCCATATCTCATAAATGTAAAGACATAGAAAGCGAAGAAACTCGTAAAAAGAAGAGTGTTGCAAAAATAGGTAATGATTGGAATAGAGACCGTAAGCACACTCAAGAGTTTAAGGATAAGATAAAAGCTTCCTGGATTATACGCAAACTAAAAAAACAGCAAAAAACGTTAAATAAAAACAACATTTAATCATAAATATTATTACTTATGTCTCAGACTATACAGGATTTTTATCGCGTAGCCCAGCAAAGAGATTTTGCTCGTGACTACATGCTACGGGTAACTGCTTTAGGTAACAATATATTTAACGAAGATGATTTCGTGTATATTACTGCAGCGACGTTACCTGGAAGAGATATTACTAACCAAAAAGCTACTTATATGGGGTTGGATTTTAACTTTCCAGGCACAGTAACATATCCAGGAGCTGCAGGTTGGGATGTTGAATTCCGTAATGATAAAGCTGGTTTAATCCGCGAAAAATTAGAACTTTGGCAAAGAGGTCAAATATTTAATGATCAGACAAGTACAGGCGACTTATCTGTAAGAGGTCCAGAATCTCTTATTCAGCTTACACAAGTTGATGATAAGTTAACAGTGCTTAATACGTTTAACTTATATGGTGCATATGTACAGAAGCTTGGACCTATTAAGTACGATATAGCTGGTTCCGGTAAGCCAACAGCTTTTACGGCTACTTTAGCTTATCATTACTGGACTAAAGGATAAACCACAAAGTATGTTACTAACAAGCCCGACTACTAGTCGGGTTTTTTTATGTTGCAAGCTTAAGTATTAATATGTCAACAGTAACAGATTTCTATAAAGCAGCTCAAACCTTGGGGTTTGGTAAGAAATATAGTTTTCGGGTTATTAATTGGGATAACGGACCTATGGGGTCTTT